ATTATCATTTCGGATAGTATTACTAAGACTTCTGTAATTTAATTCAATCTGTTTTCAAAAATTATAGGCATTTAAAATTTTATTATTTATCTTTGTTTAATTAAAATTAAGCAAAGATTTTTTATTATATGCAAATACCACCATTTATTGTTAGTTGTCAAAGAATACCTAGAAGACAGGCATATTATGTCAAATTTTCAATAAATGATCAACTTATTGAACGTATTAAAGCATTACCACATGAATCAAGAAAATGGAATTCAGGAAATAATTCATGGGAATTAACAACAAAATCATTACTGGCTATAATTAAAATATATAAAGGTTCTACTAAAATATATTTTGATTTTGGTAGTGAAGATAGTCGTAAAGTTTTCATATCTCAAATAAAGAAAATTGAATCTGTTGAATTTGAGAAGCAGAAAGCAATTAAAATATTAAATCAAAATAAAGAAAATTGGATTAAATTCAAATTAGAATTAGAAAAAAACTACGAAAATTATTCAGATTATGTACATTCCTTCTTAAAAGAAGGAACAAAGCTTTATAAGCATCAAATTGTTGGAATTATGTTTGCAAATGAAGTTCGTAATATATTAATTTCTAATGAAATGGGCTTAGGAAAAACACTTCAAAGCATTGGTTATGTTGAGATGAATAAATTTGAAAAGGTAATTGTTATTACACCTAATTCCCTTAAATACAATTTTTTAGACGAAGTAAATTCTTTTACAAATTCAAAAGCACATATTATTAATTGGAAAAAAAATAAATATACTATTGAAGAATCTAAATATATAATTGTTAATTATGAATATTTTAATTCAGGTAATAAAAATTATTCAGATGATAAATGGAATAAATTAAATATTAAAAAAATAAATTGTTTGATTTGTGACGAATCACACAGACTTAAATCTTCCTCAGTTAATACATTTAAAAACATAAAAAGAATTTTTAAAACAGATTATTTTGAAAATAATTTACGCTCAATGCTATTTTTAAGTGGTACACCTTGTCCAAATGCAGCATATGAATTATATACTGTTTTAAATGAAATTTGCCCTTTAGATTTTCCAACAAAAGAATATTTTATGAAATATTATTGTGGAATGACATATAATGTTGATGGTTGGGGCTATACTACAGATACTGCTGAAGCTAAATTAGAAGAACTTTTTTATAAAATTGCTGCATATACATATAGAAAGCGTAAAATAGATGTATTAGATTTACCTGATAAAATTTATCAAAAAATTATATTAGAATTGGATAATAATGAACAAAAAATATATGATGATTTAGAATCTGGTGTTGTTAATGAATTTACAAATACAATTGTTAAAAATCCATTAACAGTAATGTTACGTTTACGTCAATATGTATCATTATTAAAAGTTAAACATGTTAAAGATTTTGTTGATAATATATTAAATAGTGGCGAAAAAATTATTATTGTTAATGAATGGAAAGAATCTTTAAGAGAGTTAAAAAAAATATTTGGAGACATTGCTGGTTTACATGATGGCGATATATCTGCAGATGAAAGAAATAAAATTATTAAAGAATTTAGAGATAAAGATAGTAAAATGAAAATTTTATTAGGAACAATAAAAACAGTTAAAGAAGGCTTAAATTTAACAATTGCTAATAAAATAATATTATTATCACAACCATTTAGTCCGGGAGAATATGACCAAATTTCAGATAGAACTCATAGAATCAATCAATTAAAGAATGTTTATATATTTCCATTAGTTTTTAGAGAAACAATTGATGAATATGTTTTTTCTATTGTTGAAAAGAAAAGAGTGGGAATAAATAAAGTAATGGATAATGAAGATTATGTTTCAAATATTAAAGAATCTGTAATTAGTGAAGTTATTAATAAATTAAAAGAAAAACACAATAAAAAATAAATGGAAAGAATTAGATTAATCCAAGAACTGGCAGAATTTAATATAAATAAAAGATGTAAAGAAATGAATTATATTTTAATAAAACCATTTATTTACGAAAATAATAAAATTAAATTATTTTTAAAATGTAAGAAAGATAATTATGAATGGATAGTAAATTATAATCGTTTTATTAATAATAAAAGTGGCTGTCCAATGTGTGGTGGAAATCCTAAAATAACACAAGAAATTGCAAATGAAATTGTTTTAAAAAAATGTAAAGAAAAAAATTATACTTTAGTTAAATCATTTTTATATACTAATAATAAAACTAGATTAACATTAAGATGTAATATTGATAGTTACGAGTGGAATGTTTCATATAGTAATTTTATTTCGAATAATAGAGGTTGTCCAAAATGTAGTAATATTATAAAAATAACACAAGCAGAAGCAGATTTAAAAATTAATGAAATATGTAAAAAGAAAAATTATGAATTGGTAGAACCTTTTATATTAAAAAATTCTTTTTCAAAAATTCATTTAAGATGTAATATTGATAATAATGAATGGTTTTCTTATTATAATAATTTTATATTAAAAAATTCTGGATGTCGTAAATGTGCAGGAACATTAAAATTAACACAAAATGAGGTAGAAAATAAAATAAATGAAAGATGTTTAGAAAATAATTATGAATTAATTAAACCAATAATTTATAAAAATGCTAAATCTAAAATAAATTTAAGATGTAATTTAGATGGTTATGAATGGAACGTAACTTATAATAATTTTGTTAATTGTAAACAAGGCTGTCCTAAATGTAATAATGTTGCAAAAGTGACTCAAGAAATTGTTGATCTAAATATTAATAAAAGATGTATTGAAATGAATTATGAATTAGTTGAACCATTTATTTATAAGATAGATCAAACAAAATTTAAAATAAAATGTAAAAATTGTAATCATATTTGGATAGCATCTTATAATAATTTTATTTATAAAGAAACTGGTTGTCCTAAATGTAATCAAAGTAAAGGAGAAAGAAAAATAATGAATTATTTAAATAATAAAAACATTAAATTTATTAGAGAATATAGATTTGATAATTGTATTAATAAAAGAAAATTACCATTTGATTTTTATTTACCGGATAATAATATATGTATTGAATATGATGGTGAACAACATTTTAAATTAGAAAATTGTTGGGGAGGCGAAGAAGAGTTGATTAGAATAAAAGAAAGAGATAAAATTAAAACTGATTATTGCTTAAATAATAAAATAGAATTAATACGAATTAGATATGACGAAAAAGTTGACGATATTTTAAATAAAAAATTAATTTTAATATAATAAAAAGTAACATGGGAAATAAATATGTGTGGGGAATTAAAGAAATTCAAGATATGCTTATGCAAGTATTAATGACAGATGCAGATATATCAAGAAAAGAAATGAAAGCAAGTATTAATGAAATTATTTCACAATATTTACAATATTATTTGAAAAACGATAGAGATATTGTATATTTAGATTTTAATATTAGAAAAAATGATACATATTATAAAGTTGTAGGTAACAATATATTAACAGCACTTTGGTTATCAGGATTGTTTCCTGCAGATACAAAAGTTGTGTTAGAAAAGAATGAATATGTTATTGATAAAATAAAATTTACATATAATACCAAAACAAAAATATTGAAATCTGAAATAATTAAAAATGGAAAAAATTAAATTAGGTATTCTTTATAAGGATAATAAAATTGTAAATCATAGATCATTGTTGAAAGTTTTAATTAATCCAATATTAAGATATTTTGGATTATGTATTGGAACTAAAATAAAAAATGAAAAAATTGGTGGAATAATATTATTTAAACAAAAAAGAAGTAAAAATATTAAATGGAATTTAAATAATCATAATGAATTTGATTTATTAATTAAAAAAAGATTAATAATATAAATTTAATGATGTTGATAATTAAATTAATATAATTGTATATAAAATAAATAATTACATAAATAATAAAAAATTAAAAATAAAATAGATGAATAAATTAAATATTTTAACTGAAATCAAGGGTTTTCTTGATGGATATAATAATGACTTAAAATATCTGGTTAATGTAGAAACTAATCCTGATAATAATTATGCTGATTGTATAATACATGAACCCGGTAAAGAACCTGAAATCAGAAAAGTAGAATATACTCCTTTTATGTATATGAAAGATTTATCTTTACTTAATATGAAATTATATGCACAAAATGAATATATAATTGAAAATAAGAAAATTCAATATGGAATTACCATTACAGAATTAAAAACTGGTAATCAAAATAGATTAAAAAATGGATTTTGTTATAAAATAACAAGTTATAAATCATATAATTCAATTATTAATTTCTTAAGAGATGGTGGTATATATCCATATGAAAAAGTAAAAGATGATTATGGTAATGATATAAAAGATGCTAAAGGTGAATCAATCTATAAAAATAGAGATAAATTTTATTCACCTAAAACAACTGAACAATTTTTTATATCTACACACTCTAGATTATTTAAAGGAATAGAAGAATATAAGAATGTACATAAAGTAACCTTCGATATTGAAACAACAGGTTTAAGATATCCGATTTGTAGAGTTTTCGCAATAGGTGTTAGAGATAATAGAGGTTTTGAAATTATACTTGAGGTAGAAAAAACAAATGATGATGAATCTGAAATTAAATTGATTCAAGATTTTTTTAATCTTATTAATTACTTGAGACCTGCTGTAATATCAGGATATAATTCAGAAGAATTTGATTATGATTTTATATTAGGTAGAGCAAAAATATTAGGAATGGATTTAACTAAACTTCCTACTACATTAAAAGAAGATATAGGCTTAAAAAGAAGACCTAATGTATCTGTTAAATATGGAAATACTGCTGATAAATTTACTGCTACTGAAATTTGGGGTATCTCAGTTATTGATATATTACATGCTGTAAAGAAAACAGCTGCTGTTAATACTGAAATTAAAGAAAATAAATTAAAATATATTGCTAAACATGAAAAAATAGCAAAGCCAAATAGAACTTATATTCCCGGTGAAGATGGTAATATTGGTAAATATTATAATGAAAATAAAGTCTTTGTTATAAATTCCACTAATGATTATATTGAAGTACCTGATGAATTTCAAGAAGTTTCTAAATATTTATATGGACTTCAAACTAATAAAAATAAAATTAGTGATCAACAATATAAAGAATTTAAAGTAAAAATTCTAAATGAAAATAAAGAATTTGTTAAATGGTTTAGAGAAAATGCTTTATCTAAAGAAATGTCAACATTTATTGGTGGCAAAAACTTAGTAAAACAATATTTACTTGATGACTTATGGGAAACTGAACAAGTTGATGAATTATATAATCAATCAGCATTCATGTTAGCAAAAATAGTCCCAACTACATTTCAGCGAGTATGTACAATGGGTACTGCTGCTATTTGGAATTTATTATTAACTGCTTGGAGTTATGAAAATGATCTTGCAATACCACATTCTGATGTGAAAGAACATTTTTCAGGTGGTTTAGCAAGATGTTTTAAAATAGGATATAGTACAAGAATTGTCAAAATTGACTATGCATCATTATATCCAATGCTTCAGCTGACTTGGAATATTTTTCCAATGTTCGATATTACTGGTGTTATTAAGAAAATGCTATTATATTTAACGACAACACGTAATATATATAAAAAACTTGCAAATAGTGATAAATTAAATAATGATGAAATTGCATTGTTAAAAGAAATTGATCATGATGTATATAATAAATTGATGAATAATGAAATTACAGATGCTGATAGAGCTATGTTTAAAGTTAAACAATTGCCTATTAAAATTTTGAATAACTCATTATTCGGTGCTTTGGGTTCAGATATATCATTCAATTGGTCTGACAATGTTTGTGCATCACGTATTACATGTAATGGTCGATTGATGTTAAGACAAGCAATATCATGGTTTACTAAATATGATTGTATTGCTTTATTGGCTGTTACTGATGGTATAAATTTTCAAATACCTGAAAAAACAACAATTAGAATTACTGATACTGAAGAGTTATATAATCAAAAAGAAGGTTTAATTGAAGATATGTGGCAGTTTGGTGGTGAAAAGGGTATTACTGCATTGATTAATAAATATAATAGTACTCAAATGATTCCACCATTTATGTCAGTTGATAATGATGGAGAATATCTTTCATGCCTGAATTTATCTAGAATAAATTATGCTACATTATCATTAGTTAAAGATAAGAAAAGTGGCACAATGAAAGAAAAAGTTAAACTTACAGGTAATACTATTAAATCTAAAGTAATGCCTGTGTATATTGAAGAATTTTTTGATAAAGGACTTGATTTAATATTACATGGAAAAGGTTCAGAATTTGTAGATTATTATTATGATTATGTCGAAAATATTTATTATAGACGTATTCCTTTAAGTAAGATTGCAAGTAAAAATAAAATTAAAACAACAATATCTGCTTATAAAAAAAGAGGTAAAAATAAAAATGGTAGGGAAAAGGGTATGCAAGCTCATATGGAATTATTAATTGAGA